CAATGCCCACATATTCAAAACCTAGTTCCACTGCGGCCATACCAGTTGATCCTGAACCGTTGAAAGGATCAAGGATCTTGCCTCCCTGTGGGGTGATGAGTTTAATCAGATACTTCATAAGTTCCACAGGCTTTACCGTAGGATGGTTGTTGCCCACGGCTGCTTTTTTTGCTGTATAGTTATTAACCAGTTGTCCATTCTCATCACGACTCATCATACCGTCAGGATTGGTAGGAATAGTTTCTAAATCAAACCCCGTATGTCTCTCTCTGCGGCTGACTTTTGGGCAGTAGAAATACTTTTGGTAGTTGGGAATTTCACCTATGACATTGGAGGGAAAGCGACCCTTTTCATTGAACATTGATATTTCTTGTCCAACCAATCCTGAAGCACCAAAAGTGCCTATTTCTGTTGTGTCGCCTGCTTGCTGTCGCTGTGGAGTCCAGTTGAGTTCTTTTTCAGTTAGTCCTTCTATTCTCGTAGCATCAATATTCAGTGCTCCCGTGCCCCATTTGACCACATTGGCCTTGATGGTGCTTTTCAAGGGCTTGCGAGCCAATGCTATGGGTTCGTGGGCGGGCTTTAAGGCAGTGCCCCATCCTGACCAAGCATTGTTTACTTCTATGACTTCTTCATATATGGTGCCATACTTTTCGCCTTCGTGGCTTTTTTCCAATCTATCACCATTGATATCAGGTAAGGCACGATAGATTTTATTGTTATCAGGATGGCGATAAGTGTCAGTACTCACTTTAATCATAATAGCAGTATCAAATCTTTGTTTGTCTGGCTTGCCAATGGATCGCTTGTGTATCTGACGGCCCACATCCTGACTCTTGGGAAAGCCTGAACTATAAATCCACATTATTTGATCACGGATCTCAAAGCCTGCCTGCTCCAATGTGACAGCAAGGTGATGATAGGTTCTGGCTGCTGAGAACGCAAGAATATGTCCACCAGGTTTCAATACACGCAGACATTCTTGATATGTCTCCAATGCGCCAGTGTTGGCGTCCCAGGCTTTACCAAGAAAGTCAATACCATAGGGTGGATCTGTGACAATGCTGTCAAAGTGGTTGTCAGGGAAATGTTTAAGGGCCGCCCTGTTATCGCCCTGTATGAGTTGATATTTCATTGTGTTTCCTTTGTAGCAAATATCATTCTTGAGATTCCTCAATGGCCTTTACACGCTCATTAAGGTTGATGGTCATATACTGAACATTAAGCAATAGTTGATTAAGTTCCTGTAGATGTCTTGTGGCTGCTTGTAGTACCTGTGCCAAATGTGCCACTTGGCCACTGAGTGCTTCTATGTTTTCGCAGTTTTCTTGTAAAACAGCAAATGGATCAAAGTGTGGGTCTATCATTGAGACTTAACCTTATTTCATTGATAGTGTACATAGCGTGGGCCAGTTGTTCTATCTCCTCACAGGTTAGAGTCCAAGTGTCAGGATTGGTCAACACCACACCCACACGTTTGTCTAGTCCAGCGTGTAGGCGTTCAGCAATCAGGCGTAGTATGTGTTCACATTGTCCTGGAAACTTTTCCATAAAGGCGCCACGCTGGGCAGCACCTATCTTACCTAGGATTTTTAGATCCTGGACAACGGCATCAGAATCAGTATTGGCCTGCATTATTCTAACCAAGGATTATCAACAGCAGATTGGTTAAAGGCTGTGAAACTACGGTCAATCCAAACACTCCACACGCTTTGATTACGGTTGACTTTCTTACTTTCCATTAGAGTTCTTAGGCGCTTGCCCATAACACTATAACTACCGTCAGCATAGCGTAGACCTTGTTCACCAGTACGTGGATCAATCCATATAAACTTTTCAGGGCGGCTGCGACCATACTTGTCCAACTTTTCACCATGTGCGTGTTTTTCCAATGGTCCAAGGATTTCATAACTAATGCTGCCATCAGCATAGGTTCTAAACATACAATTTACCTTGGCATCCACGGCTCTTAGATCTCTATCTGGATGTGGCACACTCATATCGTGAAACACGGTCATAGGTTCTTCTGCGGGCAGGCGAGGATCACGACGTGGGATAGGCTTTAGGGGATCTTCAGGAATAAGGTCCTTGTTGTCCACATAGGGATTGGAGCCTGTGATGTATTTGGGATCTACTTCTTGATCATTTAGTACATTGAGGGCAATCTTAAAACGCAGTTCTGGATCAATGCCTCTGATCTTTAGACTAACACCAGTTTCATCAAATACAAACTGCTCTAGTTCTTTGGCAGTGGCAAAGTCAGCCTTTAAGCCTTCTAGGCTGTATTCTAGTTTATCAGGGATCTGTGGGGCTTGTGGAGGAATCGCTGCTTCTGGCTCTTCAAAGGTAGGAGCCATAGAAACTTCCACTTCTTCCTCAGGGGTTTCTGTGGTTTCATTCCAAGGGTCTTGTGTTGTGGGGGAGTTTTTTTTCATATCATAATCCAATCAAATAAATCTAAGTGTTTTAGGCACACTTAGAAAGCCCCTTTGACGTCCAATCAAAGTTTATTTTTTACCAAACTTCTTTTGTTTGATTTCACCGTCAACATCAGGAACTTTGTTCCAATATTTGTCTTCGTCTATTTCATATTGTCCAATGCGGTCAAAGGCAGCGTGAATATGATCAGCCAATGGTGCTCGTTCTGCTTTAGCAGCCTTAAAGGCCTTTCTCTTTTCGCTGTCGTAGGCTAGACCCTTACCACTACCTTGTTTTACATTGACATCCTTGACACCGTGTGGATTGCCTGCATATTTGTGTTCTGCCATTTTATTTTCCTTTATGTAGGTGTTCTAAAGTTTCAGCAAGACGGGCTCTACGACCTTCTACGCCACCTGCCTTAGCGGCCTTGGCCAACTTTTTAGCAGGAATCTTTTTACCTTCTGGAACGTGTAGTTCTTTGTGTAAAGCACCTGGATGTTTGATGGCTTCAGCAATCCAATGAGCGTGCTTGGCCTTGTGTTCTGGTTCTTCTGGGAACCCATCGTGTTTATGTGCTTTCATATTAGTCCTTGTTGCCCACACGGTTGTACATCTGACGATCTTGAATCTTGTCAGCATTGCCTTTGAAGTTTTCCTTGGCATTGGGTTCCCAACTACGGGCTCCACTATGCACAGGGTTCTTGCTGGCACCAGCAGTGGCAGGAGGTACTCTACGTGCTTCGTGGCGTTCAATGTTGCCCTTACGGTTAGGCATTTGAGCGTGTTGAATCAAAGCACCTTCATTACAAACACCAGTGTGTTGATTGTGTGCCCAACGGTTAGCAGTGTGTCCTTGACTGCTACCATTACGTAGACCATCAAAGTCCATATTCTTATCTTCTTGGTCACTACGGGTCATAGGACTATGGTAGCCCTCACCTTTCTTCATAGTGTTGCCAGCCTTGCGACTTAGTGTAGTGTTAGCCATGATTATTTCATTCCCTTGGTCTTAGCAGCCATCATTTTTTCTTTGTGATGGGCCATTTTTTCTTTGTGGTGAGCCATCATTTCTTTATGGGCTTCCATCTTGGCCTTATGCTCTTCGTGCATTTTGGAATGAGCAGTAGGGTGTGCGGGTTTTTTTACTTCGTGTTTCATTGTGGATCCTTTGTGTTCTGCAGAACGTTTGGTTGAGTAGGCTATGGCCACTGCTTGCTTCTGAGGCTTGCCTGCGGCCATCTCGCGACGGATGTTTTCGCCAAAGGCTTTTTTGCTGGTAGATTTAATGAGTGGCATATGATTTCCTTACCTTTTATTTATAATATGTTATTCTTTGGGGGTATCTTGAGGGTTTATTTGGCTAAGTTGTTTAATGGCTTCACTAAACGCTAAAGCCTTGGCACTGACNAAATCTCCCACATCTTCTACTTCAACATCCAACATAGTGGCAGCAGATTTATCCAATAACATCTTTTCATAGATCTGACGACCCTTACGATCGCCTTCTATAATGGTATCACGGTAGCCTTCCATAATGCTAACAACTAGAGGCTTGCCAACGATCTGTTGAGCAGTGGCCAAAATGTCCTTGGCAGTGATCTTGTGTGTAGAACCTTTAGGACGGCCAGCACCTGGTCTGGCTCCACCATTCTTGCCTTTTTCAGGCGTGATTTTAGGGTCTGATTGTTTTTCAAGTTCCATAATCTTATTTACTTCATTTCCAAATAGGAGGTGCCAAACGCCCATTTACCTTGTGAGTGAGGAAAGGTCCAAAACTATTACCACTGGGATCCTGGGTAGGAACCTTAACCGTTTGGCCCTTTATTTATTGATTTTGTTCTAGATACCACATAACTAGCCTTAGAATCACAATGTAGTCTAACTTGCCTAAAGGCATTTTCATATAGGTCCTTGTTTATACTATGATATCCCAATGTCTCTAGGCTGTTGCGTATGTTTATACATTCTTCCAAGGGTATCTGTCTAGTGCGTGCCTGGGCTTGTGAATGAATGGCTGTAAAGATCAATACTAAAGTTATAAGTGTTTTCATAGTTTATTCACAACGGTAGTAGTTTGTGGGATCAGACTTTAGGCGATTGTTCAATGTGGCCTTGCTAACACCCATAATGGCCGCTGCGGAGACTATGTTCTTACATATGCCCAAGGGTGTGTGTATCTTGGCACGGCGACCTGTACTTGAGGGTACTTTGGCAGCCAGCGCAGTTTGACTAATGGCCTGTAGTTCAAGGGCTTTTATTCTATCCTCTAAGGACAAAATATAGTTCACAATACGGTCTATTTCGTCAGTATATCGTGTGATAACCTTGTTAAAATCCCAGGTTTTTTTAAGTTCTTCTAGGGTTTTTTCACAGGTTTTTTTGTCCAGTGTATTGATCTGTTCTTGTGTATACATCACGTAGTTCCTTTAGTTCTTGTTGTAGTAGGGGCAGTTGTCGTTCCAGTTCTTGTATACGTTGTTCAATGGCCCATAGTCTACGCATTTCTATCAAATGTTCAGCAACTTCTTGGCCAGTATACTCAGAGTATATGGCCTGAAGTGTTTGTAGTAGTTTTGGTATTATTTTACCACTTGGTGATGATTTGAGGCGTGAGGTCATTTTCTGCCATTTTCTTTCTCATTTCAAGGGCTTGTCGTGCCAGTTCAATATATTCCTCTGTGAATACTCCTTCGCTGGTAATAAATCCCTGTAGTATGAGATTACACTTGCCCAGGATGTGTTCATCGTTGAACTTGAGGTCGTTGCGATAACTCATCAAGACCATGTAAAGGGCCTGGGTGAGTTGTTGTTCTGCTTGGTCTCTATCTAGATCTGCGATTACCATATGATTATCCTTCAATAGCGTAAATGGAGTTTGCGTCAGCAATGTAGTAGGTCTTGCCATTGCGTATGACCTTGGCACAATTTTGCCATTCCACGGTGACTATTTGTAAAGGTTTAAGTTCTGGATGTTTATCCTTGACCTGACTACCAATACTTTCAATCCTTGCTGGTGGATTGGGGTCTGCTTGATTGCTCAATATAATGCCCATTTTGCTGGTCTGTTCCTGTTCTTGTCTAGTCAATACTAGTTTGGTGCCCACTGCTTTCATTTTAGTTCTCCTTTAGGTTTGTCGCTGTATTTCATAATAAACATAGTTCTTTCTGGTCTATCGCCGTAGACTAACTCCGCAAACTCACCTAGGCTACAGGTCTTACCATTGAAGACCCAAAGCCCCTGTTGTTGCGTGTTATAATAGCCATTTTGTAGTCCAGAGATTTGATTACTTAGGGCCTGATTCCACGAGGTGGTTAAACCCTGACTCATAGATGGTGCAGTGGTACCTCTAGTGCCCTGGGCTTGTTGTGCGTAGGCAGATTGGGCTGATATGCCCTGTAGGGCCTGTTGTCCCAAAATGTTTTTAAATAGATTATTCATTGGTGATTCTCTTGTAGGCTATGGATCCGCGGATTAGAAATCCCTTGCGTTCGTGTATACGCATAAAGGCTGTTTGTTCCCTGCGTATGCTGGTACTGACCAATACTGGGATTTTAGTGGCCCTACACCAACGTATCCAATGATCTAAAATCTCCTCTGTGAGACAGACCCGTGTGCGTGTGCTTANAGTTAAATCCATATGCACAAAAGCCGCTTCAGCCAGTTCTTCCTGTGCGTACATAGTTTGACCACCTCGCACTAACCAAGCATAGGCCAAGAGTTGATAAGTTTCCTTATTGCGGGCCACTATGAGTTGTCCTTTACTGGAATAATAACTTTGTTCAGTTATGGCCTTGTTGACATTGTAAGCATAAAACAAGGGGTCAGGTGTAAAGATCTCGTTGATTTCTGTTTCAAAATGACGTTGGGCAAGAGCAACAATGTCTTTAACATCATTGGCGTTGGCCAAATGCCAGGACCATTTAGTCATAGGTCAACCCCCTTTTGGGAGTGGGTGCGTAGCCCAGGANCTCTGCTATACTCCAACCTTTGTGATAGCGTTCTANCATGGTGTTGTAGTTAATGCCTCTGATTTCGCTCCATTCTTTTAGATTGTGTCGTTGGCCCTTATAGGTCAAAAACACCGCAGTGCGTTGACGGCGTCCCAGGGTCTTGCTTTCTGCCCACATCATATTACCTGGAGCAAAATGACCCCGTTGGTTGATTCTAATCAACTTGGCCTTGTCAAAAGGTTTGGGACCAAGTGTTGATTCAATATAATCTCTAAAGTGTTCCCAAGATTTAAACTTGTTCTTAATGCCGTGGGCACCACCATAACTTTGATAGTTGTTGTCATTGGGATTGGTGGTCACTTGAATAATAAACTCCCAACGGCGTCTAAGGGGATGTTTTTCTTTGGTCATTCAAATAAGTCCTCAAAAGGAGTGGTCTGTTGTCGTACCTGCGGTGGAGGTGGCGTGTAATCACTGATGCTGTTGATGACATCTTTGATATTGGCCCAAGCCCTAAATGTGGATTTGTTTTTACTAGGTACATCTCGTTTGGTCAAGGGCTTGCCAAACATTCTGCATTTCTTCAAGTGATCTGTTCCCGCATTTACATAGGGATAATCACTAAAAGCATGGGGAAACTCATAATGAAATATTTCCTCCATTTCAAGCCAACTATCTGTACTGGGTCCCACGAAGTCGTGAAATACTTCCCAGAACTCCTTGTTGTTATGAATGCCTTTGGGGTCTTCATATTGATAGTAGTTGATTGCTCTAACAAATACAGCAATGCGATCTATGTGTTCTCGTTGTTTATCAGTAAGTGGTTTATACATATGTGATCTCCTAATCATATTGTTTATTTATACAACTATACAGGAAGTAGTTGTTTTTGTCTATCTATTTGGTTATCTAAAAGATCCACTACAATAGGGTATAAATGTATATTGTTAGATTTTATTATATTCAAACTTCACAAGAAATCCTATGTTGTCCAGAGATCCGCTACAATAGGGTATAAATGTATATTGTTAGATTTTATTATATTCAAACTTCACAAGAAATCCTGTATTAGTTCTCACATAATCTGATAGTTCATCTCTATCTATTTCTCTCTCACAACACCACCCATCATGTATTAAGAAACATCTTATTTCTCTTTCATCTAGATAAGTTTTAACTGAGTTAATCACACATCGTTCAAGTTCAAAATAAACATTCCACTTCTGTTTACTTGTCACAGGTAATAATCTATTTGTTGATGTTTTTCTTCTACGAGCCAATCTAGGTGTAATATAATCCCAACAAGTCTTAATGTCTTGTCTTAGTTGAGTTAAGAACTGGTGTTGTTTGAGATATTCAATGCGAGCATGATCTCCATTTAAAATATGATAGATATCTGAATCAGTATGATTGGCTATTCGTGCTCCAGCAAATAAGGCATTAATGATTTCTTTAGCGGCTGATGGTTCTAGTTCAAGTCCTTGAGCAAGTTCATTTCTAATGCGGGTTCTATCTGTGAGGTATTCACGTAGGGCAAATAGATATTCATCCATACCCAGTTGTTGAGCATATTGATGTATAAGTGTAGGGGCACAACATTCTATATCATAATCGTGTGAATATCCCGCATCACTTAGGATTTGTGTTCTATATTGTTTGCGATATCTTTGTAAGGGATGCCATAAGCGATTGCTTTGGTCATTATATGTAAAATCACCTGATGTGAGTTCTTGTTTATGATCCCCTTGAGCGACTTCCGCTACAATAGGGTATAAACCTATATTGTCTATTTTTAAGTTCTCTCTTAGAGATCTCACACCTTCTTTATTCAGAATATATTTTTTACATATTCCTCGTTCACCTGGAATATTAAATCTAAAAAACTCATCTGTGCAGATCAGTAGGATCTTACGCAGATATTTAGATAGAGCATTACTTGAAATGCCAAAGTATTCGTCTATATATCTAGTAGACCAGGCATGGGGTTTAGTTTCACTCATTACTCCACAGGCAAAACCAAGAGCGCGAGTTATACGTGATTGAACACGTGGGTCATTATAGTTTGGTGTATACATTTAATATTACTTTCTTACTTTT